AGTTAGAAGTAGCAGTAAAAGGAGCAGACAGCGGCTCTAAGCTAGCAGCAGATATAATTACTAAAATGAAAGGCGATAAAGAGGTGCTTGGAGAATTTTTTAGAAGATGCATTGAAAGTCCACAAATTCGCGCTCAATTAGGAGAAAAGGGAATAGGTCTTTTTGCAAGGCTTTCTAAAAACCCAGAATTAATTGGAAAGTTTGCAGCTTCTGCAAAGGTCGGAGGCGAAGCTCTAGTGAAGTTAAACAGCAAATTAACTAGAATTGGTAAAAAGGCTCTAGCTGGCAGAGTCATGGCGCGCAGACTAACGATAATGAAAGTTTTGATCGGCGCTCCAATTAGGTGCCCATTTAATTCGTATAAGGGAGATGATGACATGGGAGGTATAGAAAATTTATTTTCATCAGAGACAAAGAAAGTTAGAATCAAAGAAAGCGAATCACAGTTAAAATATATTTCAGGCAGATCTAGCTTTTTACTTGAACAGGATGCAAACTCTGGAGTTTTAAGCACAGAGGAAATCATGCCACTAATTACAGCAAAAAATACTGAGCTTGAAAAAACCATTGAAAAACAAAAATCAGAAAAACAAAGTGGAGTTAGAGACGCTTGGCGCCTAGGTCCTCAAAGTTACGTCGATGTATGTAATAGCCTAGAGGTTAAACTTGCGACGCAAGCTGCAGTAACTACATCAGCTATTCCAACTACTCCTGTAACAACTGCGATAGATCCAGCAATTGATGTGCAAATAAAAAATGCAGATGATTACAGAAAGCAGTGCAACACATTAGGCATAGGAGAAGGTCTCATGCCAGTTGGCGTAATGACTGGAGTGCCAGTCTCGTCATCGCCGGTTACTGTTGCTGCAGTTAGAATACAGGAAGATGTTGTTGGAGACGGGTTATGGTATAAATTAGGGTCGGTGATGGGAGGAGAAATGACGCTAAACGATTCTCTATATAAGGAGCTCCTAACCCAGCTGCAGGTCTATGAAAACAGTTATCAACAATCAAAAAAATCTGCCGAGGAGACAGGCTTAGTTTCAGTTTACCCTAATCCGACCGAGGCTACATGGATCAAGCAAGAATTACAAAAAGCAAAGGCCGATCCTGGATATATGCCTCACTTCTTTGGCCCGGGCGTAGAGTACGATGATATTATTAACAAACTCTAAATAAATTTTTATATTATAAAGATGAAAACATTTTCTTCACTAACTAAAATATTTGAAAGCGGCCCTATCGTTAGGCTACCCAAAGAGGGCAGCACAAATCATCCAAACTACGAGGACGGAATCACAGAGGCAGTCTATGACTATAGTATAGAAATCGACCTAAAAGAAAACCCTGGATATTCTGCAACTCCAGCGAATGTTGTTGCAATACTAAATGCGACTCCAAATACTAGCGTTCAAAATGCAGTGGACACATCAAATGGACAAATTCCGCTGCTTGTAATAACAGTTCCACCTGCAACAACTACAAAAAAATCACTGGTTGTAACAGGACAAATATACACAATCAGCAGCAGTGCGCTAAAATCAAACACACTAAAAAGTAACTTAAAAAAGTTAAAGCTGTATAATACTGATGCAGTAGTGTTAAATGCCAAATTAATTGGATCAACCACAGTAAGCACTCAATTATTTGATGCTAATGCAAGCTCAGTAAATAAATCTTCTCAATACGGAGATAGAGCGCTAATCGGCCAAGTAATGGACAAGAGCACGCTAACTGGATATATTTGGCAAGGTTCTAATGGGAACGGCACGCCATTTATGACGTTTGCTGCAAGGATCAGCCAATTTTATAAAATCCAAAACGATCAATCTTCAGGATACGTTACGTTTGAGATCAATAAAGGAGCAGGAGATTCTGCGGCATTTACTCCTATTGCAATTATCCTTAATAAGCTTTTCCCTGATCCAAACGCAGGCATATCAAAAAAGACAGGATATACTTCAGTTCAGTCTCAGCAAATTGACATGCTTTATCAAAGCTGCGGAGATCCGGCATACTCTTCAAAGAGGGCGCCAAATAAAATTGACAATCAAGAAGCTTATAATATACTCTGCGCAGCCTTTGTTTACTGCCTAAATCTTAGTCTTGTTAACTCAGACGATACTTATTTTAACATAAATAATGCTGTGCCAGGTTCTCCTAGATACGGAATAGTAGAGCCGGCTCTTACCAGCTTATTTAAAGATGCTCAAACTGAAGCAAATTCCGCAACAGACCCCGCTCCAGTTTCTAATCAAACCGTGTCTCAAACACAGGGTAGCACAGCAGACGGAACCTCTATTAATACAGAAGACGAGCTGGTTAAAATATTTAGCGGATATCTTAAAGAAAAAGGGCTTGCTTCAATGCCAGCAGATGAAATAAAAAAACAGGCAACTTTTCAAAAAATAGCAAAAAGGTTGCCCTTCAAAAAAGGTGACGCAGCTAGCACAACTTTAGCTCTTTTACAGAGAATGTTATTTGCTTCACAAAAAAGGAACGTTGGCACAGGTCCGTACGGAGATATAACAACAGCGGCGGTTAAGCAGGCCTATGCAGATTCAACTCTATAAAATAAATAAACTAAATGTAGTAAGCTGATGAAAATTATTAAAAACTTTAGATACTTTATAACCGAAGGCGGCGATCCATTTGCAGCAGATGCACAAGGTAGCACGACTAAACCTAAACCTAAATCTGAACAGCCTACTGAAAAAAAGCCGAGCTCAAATACTACGACTGCGAGTAAACCTGATTCTTCAATAAAGGACTCACTATTAAAAATTCCAGGATCATATATCGGTAAATCCGAGACAGTTGTCTATCAAAGCAAAGCAGTAGGTAGACAGTACGATTTTTATTTTACTAAGTCGAGAGTTAAAGTATGGCCGATAGAAGGAGACAACAATATTTACTCAGGGTCCTTTTCTATTGCAGGTGACGTGATAACTACAAAGAGCGATGACGGAAAGACTTCCGAAAAAATAACTATTTCAAGTGGATCAGTTGTAGGGCTGCCGAAAAACTTGTCTAGAGAAGAATTACAGACCTCAGCTGCAGCTGCAATTAAAAATAAATTAAATTCAGTTGACGTGAATGAAAGCAGCGTTATCTATATGCTAGAAGCTTTAATTCACTATATTATATCAAACAATCTAAATGCTAATGATGCTAAATCTTTTATTCTTAACGTATTATCTAAAAAAACAATAAAAGACATAGCCAACGCCTTAGATACAGACTGGGTGCCTCAAACTAGCACAATATTTACATTCGGTGGAATGAATACTACTGCTGAGCATATACTAAAAGCAATTATGAATTGGCAAATTAATTGGGCACCAGAAGACGATGAAGATAATCAAGTTCTGATAAATTATGGAACTATTCCGCTGGCTTCTAGGACGCCAGTTGATGATAAAGAGGCAGATCTCATTGCACAAAGCGCCTGGAATATAGTGGATGACACTATTGTCACAAAGGACGAAGAAGTAAATGCCGCATTTGCTGTAATGATGCTTAGTAAACAGGGCTTAGCTAAAGTAGAACAACGCTGGGAAAAATTAAAAACTCAAGGTAGAATCGATACGAGCCAAGGATTTGCACAAAGAGTCGCGGATGAGATAGACGTAGCTGATGCTGGCAAACTTCTTTCTGCTTTTGCTAGGGCGGTATCGGGCAAGCCTAGCGCAAACTCCGTAAATTTGTTAAATAGCTGGCTAACTGCATAATATGTTAATAATAGAAATAAAAGGGGATTCGATAGAAAAGGCTATTAAGGCACTAAAGCGTAAAGTCGATCAAACTAAGCAGCTTAGAGAGCTTAGAAGCCGCAAGGAATTTATTAAAAAGAGTGTTAAACGGAGAACTGAAGTAAATAAGGCCAGGTATATCCAGGCTCTAAAAAATATAGAGTGAGAGTGATTTTAACCTTTACTGACTACTTATCAGAAAGCGAACGTTCTCTAGACGTAACTGCATCGGGCCTTGCTATAATTTATCAAGGCTCGATTCTTTTGGTGCACCCGGCTAATGCAAGCTGGCAGAGGCAGCCTTTTGGTATTCCAAAGGGTGGAATTGAGCCAGGAGAAGATTATCTAGACTGCGCTCTCAGAGAGGTAAAGGAAGAAACCGGAATATCTGTAGATCCTACCTTAATATCCACTTCTCCAAAGTTCTTTGTTTTCTATAGAAATGGGGTACCCCACAGCAGATGCGCATATTTTGAAGTACACCTAGATGACCTGTCACAAATAGGGCTTGAAACAGAAAAGGTACCTAAAGATCAATTGCAGGTTGAAGAAGTTGATTGGGCAGGATTTGTGCCAATTGCCTCTGCTTTAACTAAATTATCGAGATCCCAACAAATTATTGCCCAGCGCTTGCATGAAACTTTAGATTAGAATTGTGTAAAATATTCTAACTAAAATTTAATAATTATGCAAGAAGAAATGCTTACAGCAGACCGCCCAGTAGATATTGATACTGATATGGCAGGCGAATTTGCCCAAATTCCAAGTGAAGAACCCGCTCAGCCTGAAGCACAGGCCGAAATGTCAGAATTGGATTCTCTAAAAATGGAGAGACGAGGTCATTTTGATATTCCATCCATGACACTAGAGGACCTAAAGTGGCTACGTACATTCCTAACCCAATCTGTAGAATTTACAGGCCCTAATGAAGCCTTTGTAATTTTACAAAATCACAACATGATATTGGGAGAGGTTGAAAATCAAAAGAGACTTGCAAAGATGCAACAAGAGGCAAGCGCCATAAGATTACCTTCTGCTTGCGTAGAGTCGTGTCTCTATTTCTTAAATAAAGCAAAGTTTACAGGAATAAACAATGCTCAATCTCTTTTTAAAGTTTCATTTCAATTAAATAACGCTTATTCAAAAATTCATGATCTAGACACTAGAATCAAGGCTCTGGAAGATGCATCAAAAACCGAAGAGACTAAATCGAGCGATTCAGAAAAATAGATCAATTAAAAAAATCACAAACACAAACTATCATGAAAAAACAGTTTAAAATGGTAATTGCTGCTATCACTATATTGCTTGCAGCAGGAACAGTAGCAAATGCACAGTGTAAAGGTGCTCAGTGCGGAACAGCCCAGCACAATTTCAAAAAATCAGACAAATTAGTAGAGGGAACAGTTTCCTATTCTAAAACTACTGGGGAAGATGCAGTCTACAGTTTTAACCCAACAGTCGGCTATTTTGTAACAAACAGGGTTGCTGTCGGAGCGTTTGGCCAATTTGGAAAAGATGGCGAGGCAAAAACTACAAATTTTGGAGCCTTTGCTAGATGTTATTTCTTAACAATTGGTAAAAATTTGCACACATTTTCTCAAGTAGATATTGCAGCTAATTCAACAAACACTGCTGGTGTTAAAACAAATTCAACCTCTGCAAATTTGGGTCTTGGAGTTAACTATTTCGTAAGCTCTAAACTTGCCCTAACTATGAACGTTGCAAACTTGATCTCTTACGAGGGAGCAGACGGTGCCTCTACCACTACAATCGGTTTTACAGGTATCGACAATCCATTCTCAACCGCAAAGTTTGGAGTACTATATAAGTTTTAATTATCCTCAAAATTGATGCATAGAAAGCGGCCCAATGGGCCGCTTTTTAGTATAATAAGTCTATGACTATACTTAATCAAATACAGGCCTTTATCGATGAAATGAACAGGACTTCATCAACTAATGATAAAAAAGCAGTTCTTAAAAGATTTGATACGCCCTCTTTAAGAAAGATTTTGGAGTATACATATTCTCCATTTAAGCAGTATTACGTTACTCCTGCCAATCTAAAAAAGCACCCAGAGTTAAACTCAGGATCCCACCAAGACATATTCAACCTCCTAGACTCCCTGAGTAACAGAGAGATCACAGGTAATGCTGCAATCGCTGCAGTTAATAGCTTTATTAGCAGAAATCAAGAGTCGGCTGAGGTCATCTATGATATCCTGGATAGAAATCTAAAGACCAGGGCTACTACTGCTCTAATTAATTCAGTGCTACCCGGTACGGTGCCGACGTTTGACGTTGCTCTAGCCATGCCGTACGATGAAAAATCAAAAAGGAAGGTAAACTTGGAAGAAGGCTGGTATATGAGCCGTAAACTGGATGGAGTTCGGTGCGTAACTATAATTGACGGAACTGGAAATATTAAATTTTTCTCAAGAGGCGGCAATGAATTTTTAACACTAGATAAAATTAGAGAAGATCTTTCGCAGTTAGGGCTAGTCGATACAATATTTGACGGAGAAATCTGTCTTATTGGAGAGGACGGAATAGAAGACTTCCAGGGAATAATTAAAGAAATAGGAAGAAAAAATCACACTATTCGAAATCCAAAATACCTTGTGTTTGATGAGCTAATGCCATCTGAATTTGATTCTCAGACCTCTGATCGTAGATTTAGCGATAGGATATTTTTTGCAGCAAATACGCTAAGTAGTTCAAGTCTAAAACACGTCCAATTCCTTAAACAAACTAGAATTGAGAGCGAAGAGCAGTTGCAAACTGCAATTGCAGATGCAACAGAAAAGGGTTGGGAAGGCCTAATGTTAAGAAAAGATGCAAACTATATTGGAAAAAGGAGTGATGAAATATTAAAGGTAAAGAAATTCTGGGACGCCGAATATGTAGTTGAAGGGGTTGAAAACTCTCAGCACAGAGTAATCGAAGACGGCAAAGAAGTACAGGAAGAAATGCTAGGCAATATCTTTATTACACATAAAGGAAATAAAGTTAGAGTAGGTTCAGGCTTTTCGATTGAACAGAGGCGACATTTTTTCAAAAACCCAAATGATATTTTAGGTAAAACAGTAACGATACAGTATTTTGAAGAAACAACAGACCAGCATGGTCAGCATTCACTAAGATTTCCTGTCCTTAAGGCAATTTATGAAAAATCACGCTCAATATAAATGAAAAGAATTATTTTAGTTGGCTGTGCGGCCAGCGGCAAAGACCATATGCGAAAACGCCTTGAGGAAAAAGGCCTAAAATATGCAGTAAGCTATACAACTCGACCTCCTAGAGTCGGAGAAGTTGACGGTAAAGACTATTTTTTTATTTCACCCGAAGCTGCTGCGGTAATGATAGAAGGAGGCCTATTTTATGAATGGGTTGAATTTAATGGCTGGATTTACGGCACAACAGTAAAACAGATTTTGGAAGATGATGTTTTTATTATGACGCCAATGGGTCTTTCTCACGTAAAACCAGAGGATCGTAAAGAAAGCTTAGTGTTTTTCTTTGATATTGCAGAAGAGATACGAGTTGAGCGACTAAAAAAACGTGACATGCCAGGTGACTCTATACCTAGACGAATAGAAGCAGATAGAATCGATTTTAAAGATTTTACAGATTGGGATATTAGAATAACAAATCCAGACTTTTAACATGGAAAATTTAGAAATAAATGAAGGTCACTACGCCGAGCTATTAGATAGAGTATTTGTCACTGCCAGAATGATTGAAGAGCACTGCTTTAACCATCCTATAGCAAAGAGCCACCCAGAGGTGGTTGATCACATAAGCGGTGCAATGGAAAATTTGGCAGAAGCCTATCAATTGATAGGAAAGCTGATTATGCAAAAAGAACTTGACCAAAAGAGTTAGTATAA